TGTGCCTGGCGCGCTGCGCCTGGTGGCTCCCGGTGGCGGTGTGCTGGGCCAGTTCGTGCGCAACGACGTGACTCGGGGCGTGCACAAGGCTCCGGCCGGAACCGAGGCAAGCCTGCGGGCAATCAACGCGTTCGTACGCTTCACCGACGCGCAGTTGGACACCCTGAACTCGGCGAGCGTGAACGTCATCCGCTCGATTCCGGGCTTCGGGTTCTGCATCTTCGGTGCGCGGACGCTGGCAACACGTACGCCGGACCGGTACGTCAACGTACGCCGCACGCTGATCGCGGTGAAGCGGGGCATCCTGAACATCACCCGCTTCGCGATCTTCGAGCCGAACGACGAGATCCTGTGGGAGAACCTCTCAGCGATCGTGTCGCAGTTCCTGAGCACCCAGTTCCAGTTGGGAGTGCTCCGGGGCGACGTTCCGGACCAGGCCTTCTACGTGAAGTGCGACGAGGACAACAACCCAGCCGGATCGGTGAATGCCGGTGTCGTGACGGTTGAGGTCGGAGTCGCTCTCCGCAGTCCGGCCGAGTTCATCGTCATCCGCATCGGACAGTTCGACGGTGGGTCGACTGCCGACGAGACCGTGGCCTGAGGGGTAACTGACAATGGCAACTACTAAGCCGTCGATCGCTCACCTGAAGACCGACCCGCTTCGGAACTTCAAGTTCTTGGTGAGCATCTACCACCCACGGGCCGGGTTCGGAGCCATGGGCTTCATGTCCGTGAGTGGTCTGAACATCTCGACCGAGGTGATCCCGTACCGCGAGGGCGGGATGAACACGACCACACAGAAGATGCCCGGCCAGAGCGACTTCGCTCCGATCACCCTGACCAAGGGCCTCGCGGTCGGCGACCAGGCGATGATCAAGTGGATGAACGAACTGTTCACGGTCATCCAGGGAACCGGCACCGGCATCGCGGGTCAGGACTTCCGGTCGACCATGGACATCAAGGTACTGGCGCACCCGGTGACTCGGGGGACAGTGCCCGTCAAGGCCGCCTTCCGCGTGTACAACGCCTGGCCGACCTCGGTCGCCTACTCCGACCTGGACGCGGGCGCGAACGCGATCGTCATCCAGCAGATGACGCTGGCTCACGAAGGCTTTACGCCGAAGTTGGCCAACGGGGTCGCGGCAAGCGAGAGCGTCAAGTTCTGATTCGGGAAAACACCCGTCTCCGCTGACAGTGGAAACCAGCAATAACACGAACAATTCGGACCAGCACAAGGTGAACCTTCATGAGTGACGAAACGGCCCAGTACGTCGACCCGATGGAGAACCCTGCAGCCGCTGCGGCAGCCAACGCAGCGGCAGCGGCGATCATGGCGGACGAGCCCGGCGAGAAGCCGGTCATCCCGCTTCCACGGGACGGCTTCGTACGCCTGCCTGGCGGCCTGAAGTTGGACAGCGGTGCCATCGTGCACGACGTCGAGGTCCGGGAACTGACCGGTGCCCACGAGGAGCGTCTGGCCAAGGCCAAGGAGAGCGGGGACATGTCCCGCTACATGCAGACGTTCCTGGAGTGTGGGGTCGCCAAGGTCGGTGACCAGGACGCGTCACCGGCCCTCCTGCGACAGTTGCTGCTCGGGGACCGCGACTACCTGCTGCTTCAGATCCGCGTGGCCACGTACGGCGACGAGATCGAGTACGGCGAGTGGGTCTGCCCGCACTGCAAGGAGCAGTCGGAACTCACCCTTGAGGTGGCCGACATCCCGATCGGGAAGATGACCGAGGAAGACCGGCAGTTCGACGTACCGCTGCGCAAGGGCGGGCACGCGACAGTCCGGCTGCCGAACGGTGACGACGAGGCTGAGATTCTGGCCGACCCAGCACTGACCAACAGCGAGCGCAACTCGATTCTGCTTTCCCGCTGCGTTCTGGCCCTCCAGAACAAGGACGGCGAGCGTGTCGTGGTTTCGGCATTCCCGTCGTTGGTTCGTGACGGCCTCGGAATCGTTGACCGGAATCGGATCCTGGACGAAATCGCCAAGCGCCAGCCCGGTCCACGGTACGATAAGGTGGAATACGTTCATACCTGCGGAAACATCGTGCACGTCCCTATGGGATTGATGCTCTTGTTTCCGGGGCTGTAACAACTACCAAGAGACGTACCACGAATTCGAACGACTCTCCGTTCTAAACCCGGCTTGGTCCCTAAGTGAAATTCGCCGGTTGTCCGTGCGCGAACGCCTGCATTGGATTCGTCTTTACGAATGGGTCCAGCAAGTGCGCAAGGTGAACACTTAGGAGCGAAGTGTCGAGCCAGAACCCGAATCCAACAGTCGTCGGGGCCAGCCGACTGCTCGGGGGCCAGAATCTGCAGAAGGCTGTAGATGCCACCGAGCGGGTCGTGCAGAGGCTCAGCACTGCCATCTCCCGGCTCGTTCCGGCCATCGAGACGCTGACGACTGCCGGTAACGCGTACCGCGCTGGTGGCAAGGCCACCTCGTCGTGGAACTCCGCATCGAACTGGAAGGGCCAGAACGGGGGTGGTGCCTCCTTCGGCGGCCAGGTCGGCTCCTTCGGCTCTGGTCAGGGCCAGCACCGTGCTCCCGGCCCTGCCACGATGTTCGGTGGCGGTTCCGGTGGAGGCGGACAGCATCGCGGACCCGGTAACGGAGCGGCCACCGCAGGCTTCATCGCGGGTGCAGCGGTCAACGTCGGTTCGCAACTGAACGCCAAGGTCGGCCAGACCCCTGAACAGGCCTCGATGGACTCGCGCCTGATGCTGACGGTCGGCCGCGTCTACGGGCTTGGCCAGTCGGTCAACTTCAAGGACCTCTACGGCGGCCAGCGCACCGCGATGAACACGGCCGACATGGTGCAGGCAACCCAGACCCTGGCCACGCAGACCGGATACCGCATCGGTAGCGGTGGGTTCAACAAGATGCGCGACTCGGTGAACTCGACTTCGCTCATCAACCCGATGATCTCGAACGCCCAGAGCGCTGCCGGGTTCACGCAGTTCCAGACCGCTCGCGGGTACAACATGATGCGCGCGGTCGGGATCAACACGGTCGAGCAGGGCGGCAAGGAGAAGAGCGCCACCCAGATCGCCAACGAGGTGCTACGCCAGGTCGACCCAGGTGGCCGGATCCGCACGCCTGATCAGATCGCTGCGGCCCTGTACGACCCGATGTCCGGGCTGAACCAGACGCTGAACAACTGGGCGATCAACGGGGTCATCAACGCCGACCAGATGGTCGTGATCAAGGAGCAGATCAAGGGCATCCTGCTCGCCCGCAACAAGGGCATGAACGCCCAGGACCTTGAGAAGACGATCAACACCGCGAACAGCGGAGGCAAGGGCGCTGGCGCTGCCAAGGAAACCCTCAAGAAGATGGGTATCGGCGACAGTGTCATGCAGAGCGAGAAGGACCTCGCCAGCGAGAAGCGTGACGGCACGGTCGGTCGGCTCTCCGGCTTCGAGGACGGGCTGAAGAAGTCCACCGATGCGTTGACCAACTTCCACATCCTGCTCAACGCAATTACGGGCGCTATCCCCGGCCTGAACTGGGTTACGGGTGCCGGTCGCGGTCTGGGGGAGAACGGAATCCTCGGTGCTGTCACCGGGATCCTGGGCTTCGGTGGTAGCGGCGAGTCTCGCATGTCCATGTCGTCCACTGGTGGGTCTCTGATGACCTCTCAGCCGCACGTGGCTGGGGGTACCGGTGTTGGGGGACCGACACCTGGCAGCGGCCCGAGCACCAGCAGCGCTGCAGGAGCCTCTCAGGGCGGGTCTGGAGGCAGTGCACCCGCCAGCAGCGGACACCTCTCCTGGCCCGCTCGTGGACCGCTGACGGCCCGCTGGGGCCAGAAGGGCGGACGCTGGTCGAGCGGCTACCACACCGGCCTCGACATCGGGGTCGGAACTGGTACGGCAGTCAAGGCTGCAGCGGCCGGAACGGTGGTCGTGGCCGGGTACCACAAGGCGTACGGCAACCAGGTCGTCATCGACCACGGCAACGGCATCCAGACCCAGTACGCGCACAACAGCAAGGTCGTGGTCGGGGTCGGTGCCCAGGTACGCCAGGGCCAGTTGATCTCGTACTCGGGCGCGACCGGCAACGTGACCGGTGCTCACCTGCACTTCGAGGTCCGGATCAACGGCAAGGACGTCGACCCGCTGAAGTACCTCAACGGTGCTCCGCTGGCCATCTCGTCCAACAGCCTGTCGACGTCGACCGGCTCGGCGGCCGGGACCGGTGACACCAGCAACACGAGCAGCACGGGGTCCGGCACCCAGACGTTCGGAATCGGCTTCAGCGAGGCCGGAGCGCTGTCTGCAGCGCTGTCTGCAGCACAGTCCCAGGGGTTCACTGGGGCATCGGCCTCTGGCGTCTCCTCAGGGGCTCCTGGAGCCTCTGGAGCGGCTCCCGGAAGCACTCCTAGCGGCAACGTACCGAGCGCGCCTACCAGCGTGTCCGGGAACAAGTCGATCGTCATGCAGGCGGCTGCTGCGCGCGGCTGGGTCGGCAAGCAGTGGGACTCGCTCTACCAGTTGGTGATGCACGAGTCCGGCTTCCGCAACACCGCACAGAACCCGACGTCCACGGCATTCGGCATGTTCCAGTTCCTGAACGGCACGTGGTCCGGTGTCGGCGGGAAGAAGACCTCGGATCCACGCCTGCAGACCAAGTACGGCCTGGACTACATCGCCCAGCGGTACCACGACCCAATCGGTGCGTGGAACTTCTGGAAGCGGAACCACTGGTACGACAAGGGTGCCTGGAACATCCCGCAGGACGAGCAGGCCACCGTCCACAAGGGCGAGATGGTCATTCCGAAGCCTGCCGCTGACCAGATTCGCGCTGTTCTGATGAACGGCAACCCGTACGGCGCGATGGGCATTACCGGAAAGGGTTCCGGCGAGGTCAAGATTGAATTCCAGAGCGGTGCGATTCAGGTCGTTCTCGGAGCCGGATCAACACCTGCAATGGCAACCGCAGCCGGAAAGCAGATCGTGGACGCGATTGCGGCTGACGATCGAATCAAGGCACTCATGGAAGGACGGGCGGCGTAATGGTCCAGGTACTCAACCCACCATTCGACCCGCGCATCCTCAACATCGGCAACCCGAGTCAGAGCGGGCGGCTCAAGCGGGGCTGGATCACGCACGCCCCGGTCGACGGCCAGGGATCCAAGCGAGGCTTCGTCGGCCGGGTGAACTTCCTGTACAACCCGTCGGCCGTCAACGTCAGCCATCCCGTGTCGGTCGACTTCGCGGCCGGAGCGGGAACGAAGGACCCCAACGACGTGTCGCAGGTCGGCAACGTCGTCGGCATTGGCTCCCTGTCGGTCCAGTTGCTCTACGACCGCACCTACGAACTGTGGGACAGCAGCAAGCGCAACACCCCGGCCGGGAAGTTCGGCATGTACGCCGACGTGCTCGCGTTCTACCACTTCCTGGGGATGACGCAGGTCAGCGAGGCGGACCCGCCTACCCCGTGGACGCGAGAGGGCTGGTTCGGCACTTCGGAGGCGTTCTGGGCCACTCAGTACCCGATCACGCCCGCGACCCTGACGCTGGCCTACCTCTACATCGGCGACAAGTTGAAGTACTACGGGGCCGTCAACGG